CCATTCGATAAAATGCGTTTTTTCCGGCTCTACACAGGAATCAGCGAGCTTCGTCCCTCGTGACCGCTTTTTCTCTGTGCGGATGGAAGAATCGCCACAGATTATTACGCTGAATCACATCCTCATAGCTGCGGACTTTCCCGCGCAGCTCCGGACTTTCCCGCGCAGCTCCGTATTTTCACGCTCCAATTCTGCCGCACGGAGCTTTCTGTGGACAGACTTAGGTCATAGTTCCTTCACAAGCCAGGTCTCTTTAGGTAAGGCTTTGTTGTTGCAGTTCAACAGTTCTTGGATCGCCAAATTGGCAAAGCGGTGAGTCCTGGATGTGTCCCACCCCACCAAGGCGGTAACTTCCGCCGTACCGCGTTCAAAATCAAACGAAATTTCTCCCCATTCGCCGTCGTTGTCCACCTGATACAGGTAGATAGCGGCGGCAATTTTTTGTTTTCTGCGGGTCTGCGATTTCCGTTTCAATCGAACCATGTGGATGACGCCAGCCTCTGTCAACAGACAGGCCAGATGTTCCACCGCCCGGCGATAGGCACGTTCCGCCCCGCTGGCGGTGCTGCCCTCAAACTGCACCGCCAAGTCCTCAAAGCTCATGCGGGTGCTGAGCGGGCTCACCCGACCGCAGGTCATGCAGACGGCGTTCCGCTTTTCCAAAAGGGTCTGTTCCCGGTAATCCAGCTTTTCAAAAGCCTCCCGAACAGCCTTGGCCCGGATGCTGTTCCATAGAATGTCCGCATAATTCCAGCTGTCGTCCCGGCTTACATCTTCTCCGGTCTCCTCCCCCTCTTCGTCCTGTACTGTCTGGTAGAAGGGCACCCGGCTGCGGTTGCACTGTGCCAACGCCAGGTACTCTGCGGCAGTCATTTCGGTGCAGTTCTGATGGTTGGCATATTCGGCGATGACATCTTTTGTGCTCTTGCCGGAATTGTTGTAGAGCCAGGCGATCCCACGAGCGGCCTTGTATTCGTCCAGAGATTGGAAGGAACCGGCCTCTTCCTGGCGGCGGCACTCCAGAAGTGCATTGCCGATAAAATAATGGGCATAGGTCAGAAAGTCCGCCTCCTTCATCGGGTCATAGCCCGGAAGGCAATCCAGCATGGCGAGGACACACCCCATTTTGTAGTCCAGGAACCGCTCCGGGTCATAGCGTTCCAGCCCCTCCCGCATCAGGAAACGGCGAACACGGCCATTGAGCCGGGTTTCATAGTGGTGCAGGAAGAAGGAGAAGTAGTCCAGGTTTCGCTCCCGCAGGGCGGCAGTGATGTAATCGTTGAGTGTTCCTGCCTCCGGCGGCTGCGGGTCAAGCTGAAAGACGCGCGCCGCCTCCCGCATAGTCAGCCCCTCCGGCTGGGCCAGAAAACCATATCGGGCGCAGTAGCCGTCCAACGCCCAAGTAAATTCCACTTCCGCCATTTCCTCACCGCCTTCCTATGGCACTACAAAGCCATTCGTCTCTTTGCCTCTGCAAGCAGGGCCTCCTGGGTCATTTCCTGCTCGTATCTGGTGCTGGCATAACTGTGGTCAGAGATCGCCCGCAGCATCTTATCCTTTGCCAGCTTTTTCATTACTTTGGCCAGTTCCGCGTCCAGCTTCCCACGGCGGGTACTCTGGAGGATGGTATTCATCCGACGGTTATAGACCGCCTTAATGGGGTGGTCTGCCGCCAGCTCCCGCTGTGCCCGCCCCCGCAGGTTGCCGATCTGACGGCACGTCCGGCGCCGCTTGTCCCCTGGAGCCAGACCGCCGCAGTATTTGGTGCGCCGGGCATCGGTGGTCAAAAACCACCGCCCGCAGATGGGGCACTGTCTGGGCGCATGGCCCACGCACAGACCCTCGAACAGGTCGGAGCGAAACATCCCCACAAAACTGACGTAGTGCATCCGCTTCACCAGCTGCGGTTCCGCCGCACCGGGGCGAATGGCGGAGACGTACTGCACCGAGGCGTTGGTCAGGGTCATCCAGGAGGGATTGCCGTCAGAGAGTGTCGGTTCTTCCTGGAAAAACTGCCCAAACAGTGCTGCGTAGCCCTCCGCCGTGCGGTCGTGGCCGGGTTCATTCAGCTGCCGGGCAAACGGGAGCAGGGCGTCCTTGTACTGGCGGAGGGAATAGCTCAGATGTCCCAATACCTGGGTCATGCGGATCAGCTGCGCCGCCCTGCTGTGCTGGCCGGTCAAGGTGCAGAGCAGCTGCTCCTGCTGGGAAAGCTGCAAATAATCTCTTGCATCTTCCAGATACGCGGCAGAGAAAACATCCGCCAGTTTCTTCCCGAAGTCACTATTGGACAGCCGGGAGAACGGCCGCGTAACATCCATGAAGGAGAGGATGCCGCTGGCAGCGCCCTGCACTTGGGGCAGCAGCGTCAGGTCCACCGTCCCCGTGTTCATCCCCTGCAGCAGGCGGTTCATCGTATCGCAGGGCGGGGTAAGGGTTTCAATCGCTTCAGCTGAAATGTTCAATACCTCGCAGCCAATGGTCCCCGTGGGCATGGCGCAGCCCTCGTAAGTCACGGTATCCTGCCAGAAATCCAGCGACAGCACTGCGTGGTTGATGATCTTGTCCATCGGCCTCCTCCTGTCATGTTTTTCTTTTTCTATCATAGCACACAGGCAGGGCTTTGTCATGTTTTTTGAAACGGCGCTGTCATGCCATCAGCCTGTTTTTTTCGATTTTCCCCATAACTGATACAGAGGGGTGAGAAACTTGCCCCACGCATCAAGAAATGGAGGGAATTGTATGAACCTGTTTGAAACCGTAAAAACCGCCGTCAACGCCAGGGAGGCTGCACAGCTGTATGGCGTTGCGGTCAACCGCTGTGGAATGGCGCTCTGCCCCTTCCACAACGACCACCACCCCAGCCTGCTGGTAGCAGACGACCACTACCACTGTTTTGCCTGCGGAGCGCACGGGGACGTCATCGACCTGGCTGCCAATCTTTTTGGCCTGAGCCTGTATGATGCAGCCCGAAAACTGGCGGCGGACTTCCATCTTGCGCCGGACAAGCCCCCGCCGGAATCCATCTGCCAAAAACTGAAACAGAAAACCAAGGCACAGCAGCTCCAGGAGGATGAGCGGCTGTGCTGTGCTGTTCTGTTTTGGGGCAGTACCGCCGGACACTGGAAGAGTGGAAACTGCAGTATGCTCCACAGACACCGGAGGAAACGCTGAACGAGCGGTTTGTGGAGGCTTGCCACCGGCTTCCCTGGGCGGAGTGCCTGTTGGACGCCCTGCTGCAAGGAGATTCCCATGAGCGGGAGACGATAGTTCAGCAGCTGATGGCAGACGGAAGCATCCAAAAGATCAATCGGCAACTGAAAGAATGGAGAAAGGAGACAACACACAATGCGCAAAAACTCTGCTGTGCCGCCCAGTCACGGCGGCTGGCCCGCTTGGTATGACGGGAAGAACATCAACGAGGTGCTGTTCTGCGAGGAATTTCTGGCGGCCCACCCCATGAAGTGCATCCGGGGCAGGCTGTTCACGGTGGATGGAGCGGTGGAGGACGAGGCGGTGGTCAGCCAGCAGATCCTGGAGACGGTTTCCGGCTGCGTCACCAGCGGACTGTCCAAACTGGTGTCCAATCTGCTCGCCAGCATCAAACTGCAAGCCTACTCGCCGCCCCTTCCCATCGAGACCGACCGCATCCATGTGGCCAACGGCACCTATTTCATGGACGGCCGCTTCTCGCCGGAAAAGACCTACTGCAACAACCGCCTGGCCGTGGGCTATCTGCCAGACGCCCCCAGACCGGAGCGGTGGCTGCGGTTCCTCTCCGAACTGCTGGAACCGGAGGACATCCCCACCTTGCAGGAGTACCTGGGCTACTGCCTGCTGCCCACCACTAGGGCCCAGAAGATGCTGCTCATCATCGGCAGGGGCGGCGAGGGCAAAAGCCGGATTGGCCTGGTGATGCGCGCCATCCTGGGGGACAGCATGAACACCACCAGCATCCAGAAGGTGGAGAACAACCGCTTCAGCAGGGCCGACCTAGAGCACAAGCTGCTGATGGTGGATGACGATATGGATTTGAGCGCCCTGCCCAAAACCAACTACATCAAGTCCATCATCACCTCCGAGTGCAAGATGGATTTGGAGCGCAAAGGCGTCCAGAGCTACCAGAGCTTGCTCTATGTGCGCTTTCTCTGCTTCGGCAACGGGGCGTTGACGGCGCTTCACGACCAGTCCGACGGCTTCTTCCGGCGGCAGATCGTCCTGACCACCAGGGACCGTCCAGCAGACCGGGTAGACGATCCCTTCCTGGCAGAGAAGCTGGCAGCGGAGCGGGAGGGCATTTTCCTGTGGTGCCTGGA